AATGCCCAGTCGTATGTTTAGCATTGGTTGAAAATAATGAGGGTCACCGATATGTAGAACTAATGGATATGACGAGTGATGGTGAAATAGACTTTTCAGGCTATGATGATAGTCACTTTCTAGGTGTAAAAATTTATGACTGAACAAAAAATACAGAATGACATTATTTTAGCAATCAACCAACGTGGTCATAGATTGTGGCGTGCAAACGCAGGTAAGGTCGTAACTAAAGATAATCGCATTATTAAATTATTGCCGAAAGGCTTTCCCGATACGTTCGGTTATCGTAAATCAGATGGAAAGTTTATAGCAATCGAAGTAAAAACAGAAAGTGGACGATTAAGACCTGAACAAAAGAAATTTAGAGATTTTGCAGAAACGCAAAACATTTTATATGGCGTAGCAAGAAGTGTGGAAGAAGCAATAAAAATTGTGGAGGGATAAACCATGCAAGAAGAAACACTAAAACTCACATTCGACCTAACCGTCGAAGTAGAACAACCTATTTGGATAAACAAACATGCAGATAGAGAAAACTATATCGAACATTACTCTAATAGATATAAAAACGACCCTGACAACTTACTCGATAATATCAAAAACATTACTGACGTTAGCGTCAGTTACGCAGATTGGAAGTGACACTATGCCGAAAGTGAATTTAGATGGTAAACGTTACAGATTATGTGATGTGTATAAATATTTTGATGTATCAGATAGCACAGTTCGTAAGAGATATAAAGAAGGCCTGCGTGGTCCAGAATTAATACATGGTAAGGGAGTATATCAATATGGTGCAGACGTACGAAAGAAATGAAAAGCAATTAACAGCTAAGCAATTGTATGAAATACAGCAAGCAGAAATTAGACACGAAAGAGCGTTGAAACGTAAACGTAGAGAAGAACGTATTGCTAGGGCTAAACGTGCAGAACGTGAGGTTGCTAAGCATAGAGTGAACAGTAAGTGGTTTAGATACTTATCAGAGAATGACATATTTCCAAAGGTAAGGGGGTAGCGGAATGGAAAATGTAAGAATAATTGATTTAAAAGTAGACAATATTGTTCAGTTCCAAGCAACATTTAAAGGTGTTACTGCTATGCAAACGGCCATAGTCAATCGTGTGTATGCAATAGAAAAAGGTTTGAAAACAGTTTGGTATGCAGAGGTAGAGAATGCAGGTGGTTATAAATTTATACTTACTGATAATGATGATTTTATCAGAGTAAACGAGCCATTCACACGTAAAGTGGATATGGTACATCAACCATCGCACTATCATAGTGAAAATGGTATCGATTTAATTGAGTTCTGTCGCCAACAATTTACCGATGAAGAATTCAGAGGTGCTATGAAGTTTACTCAAATGCGTTACTCGCTTAGAACAGGTCGTAAAGAAAATGACCTACAAGACCAAAGCAAGTTGAAAGAGTACGCAGATAGATTTATGGAAGTACTGAACAATGCAACTCGATAACACAGTATACCAACGATACAAATATAAAACTAATGCCAAGACACCTACACAGATACAACAGGAATTACGCAAGCTAGGTGTCAACGGCTTTGTGGTTAAGGTAGCAGGAAGTAGAGTGACGATGTTGGTAAATGAGAACGATATTAAAAGGAACAGGGAGTGTGTAAGGAATGGCAAAGATTAAACATAAGGTAGAGATGACATTACCAGAATTAATTGAGTGGGCGTGGGAGAATGAAGTTAGTGATAAGGCTTTTTATAGCAATCTTGATGGTGGTTCTGTGTATTTCGATAAAATTCAAAATTTGTCGATAGAGTATGAAATTGCTATAAATGAAACTTTCACAGTAGAAGTTGAAAAAGAAATCGACGAGGATACAGTTTTGCCTATGTTCATTGAAATTTTTACAGGTGTCGATGACGAAATTTTTATAGATTATCACGAGAATGAAAACATCAAGGAAGTACTCGAAATTAACTCTAGTCGCGCAAAAACTAAAACATTTAATTTAATTAATAACGACGGCACAATGACTTTAATTTGGAAGGACGGTGCTATGGTGGAATGACAGTAACATTATCACAAAAAAGTTATGACGCATTGCTTGATGACCTCGAAAGATTGCGAAAACGTAATATAGATTTGGAAGAAAAATTGAATAAAGAAGTTAAATTAAGTTATGAAATAGAAGGTAATTTGTATGATGTATCAAAAGAACGCGACAAAATAATCAATGATATGGCAGAAGTGAAAAGGAAGGCAGAGGCGTGGGATAAGTTAAAGGAATACGTATTAGACAAAAATGAGACCTTTATTGATTATGCACAAAGTCCACAACAATTTGAACGCTTTGAAAACTTATTAACTGCATTTAAAGTTATAAAAACTAAAATGAACGATTTGGAGCGTGGTAGTGATGAGTAGTCCAAAATTTAAACCATGTCCATTTTGTGGTGGTCTACCGGATATACGTTATAGCTTTAATACATTATTAATTGAATGTACTAATAAAAATTGCAAAATACAACCGTCTACATGGATGCACGTTCATACCAATAATGCAGAAAAACTTATAAAAATTTGGAATAAAAGAAAAGATTTGGAGGAACAATAAATGGGAATTTTACCAATTAAATTATTATCAGAAAATGCAATCTTGCCAACGAGAGCAAATCCAACAGATAGTGGATTAGATTTATATGTCGCAGAAGATACAACAATTCCAGCACATAGTACAGTCGTAGTACCAACACACATTGCAATTGATTTAGCATATGGATATGAGGCGCAAGTGAGACCACGTTCAGGTAATTCACTTAAAACTAAGTTACGTGTAGCGTTAGGTACAATCGATCACACTTATAACAAAGAAATTGGAATTATCACAGACAATATCGGTGATGAGGCAATCGTAGTTAAAGCAGGTACACGTTTAGCACAATTAGTTGTTACACCAGTAATGTTACCAGAGCCAACGGAGGTGCAAGAGTTTGATGAAGTGTCGGAAAGAGGAGCGTATGGAAGCACAGGAGAGTAAGGATATATTAGAAAAAGTAAAAGAGGTGCTGGGGAAGTGAAAACGACAGATTTTATTGAATTAGTTAAACGTTTAGGATACAAAGTCAACTTGTCATACAAAAATGTAAATCATAAAAAGACTAAACTTTTAATCTATACAGAAAATGAGAGGCATCCAAGTGCATGGGTTTTTGTACATGAACAGTATTCTTTTAGAAGTTTAGGAATTAATAGTGAATTGTTCACATTGTTAGTGATGTATGCAAGCACTTCTATTAGTGAACGAGGTGGTAACTTATGCAATACCTAATACGTCAATTCAAAGACAGCACAGGTCACATTCACACTGATATTGAGAAAGCACGCACAAACGAAACTCTCTCTATTGTGGAGGCGGAGAGTAAGGAGCAAGCGTTGAAAGTATATAAAGCGCAACGTCAGAAAGAGGCTTTGATGTCCGTCATTAAAGGTTACAAAAAACTTAAGGAGCGATTGTTTAATGATTAAACGCATACTAAAAATATGGTTCATCATCTCATTGTATGAACTTAGTAAATATCTAACTAACGAACTTATCGTTAAGTTGCAGAGTGAAGATGATGTGGACGCGCCTAACGATTACGCCAGTGCAGACGATCAGATTGATTTGAATGGAGTGAGTGAATGATGGAATGGTTTCAGTTAATAGCGATTGCTATTCTGTCTATAATGTGGGCGGTATCAACGTATAAATGGGTAAGGGCAGAGAATAAAGTGAAAAGATATTATGACATCATGAAAAAAACGTGGAATGAGAATACACGGATAAAAAATCAATTACACAACAATCGAAAAACAGACTTGATAGATGATAGGACGCACTCACAAAGAAAGTTAGTTGAAATGGAAGATAAAGATAATAAACGCAACTTAGGAAAATACGTAGTTGAGTTAAAAGACGAAGTATATTTAGTGAAAAAGTATATAAATTCTTATAGAGACACATATATTATAACTGATAATGTATTTGAAGCTTTATCGTATGAAAATTTAGAATCAGCTAAAGAAGATGCGCGTAGTTTTAACGGACGTGTACTAGAACACAAACCTAATTTAGAGGTAGTGAAATGACAGGTTGGATAGTATTGGTACCTATTGCTTATCTCGTTTGGATAATAGTTAAAAGTAAAATGGAGGAATGAATTGTGACGTTAAGACGCTCTACACAGATTTATTTAGAAAGCGAATTAAGCAATTACAAGTATATTGATAAAGATATTGCGCGTGTACGTGAGGAAGTACTCAACCCATGGCAACCGACTGATACAAATATCGGTGGAGAACACGTACACAGTAATATAAGCGTTACGGAGATAAAAGCGACAAGAGTAGTAAATGATAGACGTTTATCACAATTAGCAAGAATGAAATCAGCAATTGAAGTAGTATATCATTCTAGTACACCGGAAGTTCAAAAGTTAATGGAACTATATTACTTCAAGAAACCTAGAACATTAAATCTTACAGGTGTTGCGCAGGAGATATGCGTTAGTAAGTCGACTGCGTATGATTTAAGAAAAGATTTATTAACTCGTTTAGCTGATGAGTTAGGTATTATTCATTAATTTTGGAAAAGTTCTGGAAAAATAACATCAACTTAACCTATATAATGATATTGTGGCTACGGAAATAGTCATAACATACTCCTTTCTATTTAGTTACGTGGGAAAGTCTTCCTAAACTTTTCAAATATTGAGGCCTATCTGAGAGAACACTCAGGTAGGTTTTTTGTTGTATAAAAAATAAACAAAGTGAATAACGTGAGAGTTGGTGATATATGAGATGACAAAAATGCAAAATAATGCAACATTTGGGGCGTATTTGGAATTGACAAAAAAACAACAAGAGTACATACGCCTCAAGAATGAAACAAACTTAAATGAAGGTGAAATCGCTTCTGAAATTGACGTTAACCGTTCTACTATCTCACGCTGGAAGAACAACGATAAATTTAGAGAAGGCTTTAAAGGTTATCAAGTAGAATATTTATCTAATCAAGTACCTAAAGCATTACAGACAATGATTAATCTGTTAGATGCTAAAAGTGAATTAGTTAGATTTCAAGCGTCAAAAGATATATTAGATCGTTCAGGTTATACTCCGATAGACAAACAAGAATTAGAAGTAACTACCCCTACAATTATCAATAATATTCCACTAGAGGATTAATTATGGAAATACAGTTAGATAAAATTGTTGGTGGAGGATATAACAAATTTTTTAACAATAAAAACTTTTACAGAGTTGTGAAAGGTTCTAGGGGTAGTAAAAAGAGTAAGACAACTGCATTAAACTTTATATACAGATTAATGGAGTATGAGTGGGCTAATTTACTTGTAGTCAGACGCTTCAGTAATACGAATAAACAATCAACATATACAGATTTGAAGTGGGCTACAAACCAATTAGGTGTAGCTCACTTATTTAAGTTTAACGATAGTTTACCAGAGATTACTTACAAACCGACTGGCCAAAAAATATTGTTCAGAGGACTTGATGATCCGTTAAAGATTACATCAATTACAGTTGATAAAGGAATATTGTGTTGGTGTTGGATAGAAGAAGCGTATCAAGTTGAAACCTACGATAAATTCGCAACGCTTGTAGAAAGTATTCGTGGTAGCGTTAATAGTCCAGATTTCTTCAAACAGATTACAGTTACATTCAACCCTTGGAGTGAGCGTCACTGGCTCAAACCTACATTCTTTGATGAAGATACACGATTAAATAACACATTTTCATACACAACAACTTATCGAGTAAATGAATGGCTTGATGATGTTGATATTGCACGTTATGAAGATTTATATAGGACAAACCCTAGACGTGCAAGAATTGTGTGCGACGGCGATTGGGGTGTTGCTGAGGGGCTTGTGTTTGATAATTTCGAAGTGAAAGAGTTCGACTGGTTGAAAGTATTCAAACGGACACAAGAAAAAGCACATGGTAGTGACTTCGGATTTACTCACGATCCAACTACATTGATTAGTACCGTTGTAGACATCAAAAACAAAGAATTATGGATATATGACGAACACTATGAAAAAGGAATGCTCACTGATGAGATATATCAAATGTATGTAGACAAAGGATATAAAAATGCACTCATTGTTGCAGATAGTGCTGAGAAACGTTTGATTGCAGAGATTAAGCGTAAAGGTATTCCTAACATTAAACCGTCAATTAAAGGTCAAGGTTCAATTATGCAAGGTGTTCAGTTCATACAAGGTTTCAAGATATATGTTCATCCAACTTGTGTACATACTATCGAAGAATTGAACACCTACACATTCGACCAAGACAAAGAAGGTAATTGGTTAAACCAACCTATCGACAGAAACAACCATTTGCTAGATGGACTTAGATATTCCTTAGAACGTTTCCATTTACCTCATAAACAGACAAAAGCAAACGTTAGGAAGAATATTAGCACAATCAAATCAATGGGCTTATAAGGAGGGATAACGCTTGTTAAAAGTAAATGAGTTTGAAAGAGATGCAGAGTACCGACAACATCGAGATAAGGTATATAGACGTGATGCAGTAGAAACATATCGTTACGACGGTAACTTAAACGATTTGCTAGATGATTACGATTTTATAAGTGAATGTATTGAGCATCATTTAGAGGCACAAGTACCTAGATTACAAATGCTTGACGATTACTATCAAGGACTTAACTACAACATTATGCGTAATCGTAGACGTAGGGAAAGACACTTAGCAGATAATCGTGCAGCACATGATTTTGCGTCGTATATCGCTGATTTCATCAATGGCTACTGTTTCGGCCATGCAATACAAGTACAAACAGAAGATGAAAGTACACAAGAGAAGATTAACGGACTACATAATCTAAACGACATCGACACACACAACCGTTCAATCGGATTAGACTTATCTATTTTTGGACGTGCTTATGAATACATTATCCGTAACCAAGATGATGAGGTTAGATTATACAAATCTGATCCACGCAACACATTTGTGATTTACGATAACACGATTGAACAGAATAGTTTGATTGCGGTGAGATACTGGCAAACGTCAACAAGAGAATATGACGACACAGATATTTATAACGTGGACATCATTACACCTAACGCTACTAATTTCTATTATGCGAATAAGTCAACTAACCTATCGTTACAAGAACGTAGACCACCAGAACCACACTCATTCGGCAAAGTGACAATCACAGAGTTTAGCAATAATGAAAAGCGTCGTGGAGACTTTGAGAAAGTTATTCCACTTATCGACTTATACGACAACGCTCAATCAGACACAGCTAACTATATGAGTGATTTAAACGATGCAATGTTATTGGTAATAGGCAATATGGAACTTGATAGCAATACTGCGCAGTTACAAAAAGACGCTAATGTATTCCACTTAACTCCTCCAGAGTACACAACAATGGACGAGAAAACGACAGAGGGGAATGTTGACGCTAGATACATCTACAAAGAATATGATGTAAGTGGTGTTGAAGCATATAAAGACAGAATTAGTCGTAACATTCATATGTTTACAAATACACCAGACATGACTGATGAAAACTTCGGTGGCAATCAGTCAGGTGAAGCTATGAAATATAAGCTGTTTGGTTTAGAACAACGTACTGCAATCAAAGAAGGTTTATTCAGAAAAGGCTTGCGTAGACGTTACAAGTTAATCGGTCAGATTATGAGTATCAATCGTGAGTTAGATAAAGATGCTATTCAAGATTTAACATTTACATTCACGCGTAATATACCTAAGTCAGTCAAAGATGAAATGGATATGTACTTACAAGCAGGTGGACAAATCAGTCAACAATCATTGATGTCGCTCGTGTCGTTCATTGATAACCCACAACAAGAAATGGAACGTATCGAAAATGAAGAAGATGCTCAGTTACAAAAATCAGATGAACGCATGTACAACCAAGAGGGTATAGATAATCACATTGATAATGAGGAGTGATGATCTATGACTTATTGGGAAGATAGAGCAAAAGAAATTATTGATGAAGAAAGTAAATCGGATTATGAGATTGCTAAAGAAATACAACGTATTGTCGATGAAATGAACGCTGATATTGAAAATGAGATTAACCGTTTCTACGCAAGATATGCAATTAACGAAGGTATTTCATTTATAGAAGCTAAGAAGAAAATTGATGCAGTAGATGTACAACAATTCTCTCAAAAAGCTAAAGAATATGTAGAAAACAAAGACTTTAGCGAGAAAGCAAATCAAGAGTTGAAAGCCTACAATACTAAAATGTATGTGAGTAGAGAGAAGTTACTTCAAGCACAACTCGGTTTGATTGTGACCTACGCTTATGCACAGATAGAACAATCTATGTATAACTACATGGAGAGTGCTTATTACAGAGCATTAAAGCAACAAGCAGGTATCTTAGGAGAAACACTCCAAGTATCTATCAATGATGTTAAAACAATCGTATTCACGCCGTTTGAAGGGCATAAATGGAGTACAAGACTTTGGTCAGATATGGACGTGGTAAGACGACACGTTCAAAAGACTACACGTCATGTATTGCTGCGTGGGCGACACCCTTATGAGTTTGTGAAAGACTTACGCAAAGATACAGGGGCAACAACTTACAACATGAAACGCCTATTACTTACAGAAACAGCTAGAGTTCAAACGTTAGCGTCTAAACGTCATATGTTAGATCAGAGTGGCGAAGATGCTGAGTATGAATATGTAGCTAAGTTAGATAGTAAGACGTCTAAGACATGTAGAGGTCTTGATGGTAAGATATTCAAAGTAAAAGATATGGTGCCGGGTGTGAACGCTCCGCCGATGCATCCACTGTGTCGTAGTGTAGTCGTTCCGCATGTTGATGAAAATAGGCGTGATAAGTTCTTCGAAGAACGCAAAGGTAAATATTTCGGAGGTGTGGTTAAATGAGTAATCAAGAACAATATTTAAAAGAAATTGCTAATGAGTTGAAGTTGATTAGAAAACAATTAGAAAAGACGAATGACGATAAGACTGTAAAAATTGCAATGGATGTTAATCCTAAAGATTTAACTGCTATTGTTAATGAAGTGAACGCAAATAAAGATGCTTTATTTACACTTTAGGAGTGATTAAATAATGGGACAGTTTACTACTGAAACTTTAATTGGTTCAAAGTATTTATATCAATCTTTAGCAAATAAAGGCATTCAATTGATATCAGGTGAACATTTCAATCAATTAAACGACTACGTAAAACATGAAACTTTTTATCAATGCGGAAATTGCGGAAGTCTAAATGTAGAAGTAATTAGAATGACAGTACCAAAAGGTTATGTAGGTCACCAAAGAGAATGTGCAGATTGCGGCACATATGAAATATGCGAATTTGTGAACGAAGAAAAAGGTGATGATTAGATGTTAAAGGCACTCGAACGTATCGCTGACGCTTTAGAACACATTCATGTAGAACTGAAGCGTCTGAACGATACAAACCCTAGTAACCAAGCACAAGCGAAACCTAAGCAAGATAAGAAGAAATCATTTGAACCTAAAAACTTTATTTGAGGTGGTACTCATGAGAAGTCGTAACTTGAAAATGGTGATCCAATTATCTCGTTGGTAGCATACGTTAGCTACTTGACCTAAGTAAGTCATTAAACTGCTCATAAACTATAACTAATTATAAGGGTTAAGAAACTTGTTTCCCTATCAAAATAAATCTAGCGCACTAATCGGGCTTAATTGACTGATTGGGGCGCTTTTTTTATGCGATAAATTCGAGAACTTAGCGTTTATGAGGAGGATAAAAAATGATTAAAGATAATTTTTTAAAAGCCAATCTTCAATTCTTCGCAGAAGGTGGAGACGAAACTGAACGTAATAATAATGAGCAGTCAGAAAACGATAACGCTAAAAGCGAAGAGGTAACTTATACACAAAGTGAGCTAGACGCAAAAATTAGTAAAGCTAGTGAGAAAAATAAACGAAGATTAGCAGAAGAATACGATAAAAAACTTCAAGAAGAAATTGAACGAGTGCGACGTGAAGAACAATCTTATGCGAAGATGACACAAAAAGAAAAAGAAGAACAAGAGTTATCTAAACGCGAGAAAGCTATTGCTGAACGTGAAAAAGCACAAGCACTTAAAGAACTCAAATCTGATGTAGTTGATGATTTGAAAGAACAAGAACTTCCTACATCATTTGCTGATGCACTCATCAAAATTGAGGATAACGAAGAAATCAAAGATGTTATTCGACAAATCAAAAAAGACTTTGATAGTGCTGTTGGAGAAAAAGTCAAAGAAGCTACACGTCAAGCTACACCAACTAATCAAGGTAGTAGTTTTTCACGAAACCAAAGTAGAAAAGAAAAAGGTTTAGGCAGTATTGCCGATGAAGTAAGAATTATTCAATAAACGGAGGAATTAAATAATGAATGAAACTAACAAGTTAAAGTTAAATTTACAACATTTTGCTAATAACGATGTAACACCAGCAACTTTTAATCCAGATAACGTTATGATGCATGAACACAAAGAAGGAGAATTATTAAACAACTTTACTAAACCAGTTTTACGTGAAGTTATGGAAACTTCTAAAATCATGCAATTAGGTAAATATCAAGAAATGGACGGAACAGAAAAAGATTTCGTTTTTTGGGCAGATAAACCAGGCGCTTACTGGGTTGGTGAAGGTCAAAAAATTGAAACATCTAAGGCTACTTGGCTTGAAGCTAAAATGAGAGCTTATAAATTAGGTGTTATTTTACCAGTTACAAAAGAATTCTTGAATTACACTTACTCAGATTTCTTTGAAGCCATGAAACCTATGATTGCAGAAGCATTTGCTCGTAAGTTTGACGAAGCTGGAATTTTAAATGTTGGAGATAATCCATTCAACAAATCTATTGAACAATCAGTTCAAACTGCTGGTAATGTGATTAACGGTGAATACAATGAAGATAATTTATTAGATTTAGAGGCATTAATCGAAAACAATGATTACGATCCAAACGCATTTATTTCTAAACGAACAAATAGAAGAGCGTTATCTAGCATTGTTGACTCAGTTTCTAATGAAAGATTGTTCGAAAAAGGAAAAGGTAGAAATGCTATTGATACTTTAGATGGTTTACCTGTTGTGAACTTAAAATCACCAGATTACAAAGAAAACGTCATTTATACAGGTGACTTTAATCAATTATTCTATGGTATTCCACAACGTATTGAATACAAAATCGATGATAGTTCTCAATTATCAACTATTAAAGACGGTAACGGTGAGCCTATTAACTTATTCGAACGTGATATGTTAGCATTACGTGCAACAATGCATGTAGCTGTTCACATTGCAGATGATAAAGCATTTGCGAAATTTGAAGGTGTTTCTACTAAACCTGAAACAGTTACTCCAAAACCTGAAACTGTCTAATTAATCTAAGGAGGTCTGACACATGGCTTATTCATACGAAGTAGTACGACCATTTGTCGATGCGGATAGCAAAAAGTCATATATAGTAGGAAAACCTTATCCTACTGACATCACAAATAAACGTATTACTCAATTACTACATGCTGACAATAAGTATAATCAACAATATATCAAGTTAGTTGTAAATGATAAGAATACAAAAGCAGAATTAATTGAAATTGCAGATAAACATGGTATCGAAGTATCTGAAAAAGATACAAAAGCAGACATCTTAGACGCATTGGAGGGATAATATGGCGACATTAGAGAATGTTAAGCTATTACTCTCTATTAACGATAATGTTCAAGATGACCTACTAAAAAGAATAATTGATAACACTGAAAAGCGTTTGATTAGCTTACTTCCTATCGGTAGTGATGAAGTTCCAGATAGATTGGAATATATCGTCGAAGAAGTAGCAGTCAAGCGCTTTAATCGTGTTGGCGCAGAAGGTATGACGCAGGAAAGTGTAGATGGGCGTTCTAATACGTTTCAAGCAAACGACTTTGACGAATATATGGACGTAATAGATCAATATACGCCACGAAACTCAGATAAACGTGGGGCAGGTATTTTCTATTGAGATATAACAAGAGAGTCGTGTTTGCTAAAGAGACGAAAGGACAGTACAACCCTAAAACAAGCAGAACTGAAACATACGAAAAGCGCTACGATGCAATACCATGTAATATCAGTCCGCTAAGTCCACAAAAAACAGTGGTGCAATACGGAGACATCAACAAAGACATCAATGTCATACGTTTAAACGGTCGTTTTGAGCCTACTGTGACGCACGCTTATATTACCGATGCTAAGTATCAGATAACTAAAAGAATTGATTATGAACACGATACAGTGTTCTACATCGAGGAGGTTAAGTAATGCGTTTCGGTGGTGGAGATTTAGATGACTTAATCAGAGATTTTGATCGAATGAACAATACTATTGATGACAATGTAGATGAAGTGTTGCACGAGAATGCGGTGAAATTTAGTGTAGATACAGTTAAAAGTGCTAAAGAAGTAATGAACAAAGGCTATTGGACTGGTAACTTAGCTAGAATGGTTGAAGATGCTAAAGAAGGACATCTTAAATATGGTATCACTTCTAAAGCTGGTTATAGTGGATTCCTTGAATACGGTACACGTTACATGGAGCCGGAAACATTCATGTTCCCAGTCTACCAAGAGTTCACGAAAAAAGTCAGAGCAGACCTCGAAAGATTAATTAACGGTTAGGAGGTATGCGATGAAACAATCAGTGAATTTACAATTGTTCAATTATCTTTATACAAAGTTTGAAGAACTTGGCGTGCCTATCATTCGCACAAGCGAACTCAATCAAGAATTACCTTATCCTTTTATTGCCATTCAATCTATTATAGATGATATACATCGTTTAACTTTTGACAGTTACAGTGGTAGTCCTACTGCAATTATCCATATTTGGTGTACAGAAGATGATAAAGGTAAGAATGATGAGTTATACATTCGAGTTCAATCTATATTACTAGATGAGATAGAACTTGACGGATATACATTGACACTACCTCAAATCAGTGTGAATGAGAGTACAGAACAAGAAACTAATCAAACATTGTCACATACAACTATAAGTGTAGAGTATGCAAGTCATTAAATTGGCTTGCGTTTTTTAATACAAAAATTTAGGAGGTATTCAACCTATGCCAACAAAACAAGGTACTGATGAATTAGTATTAATTCGTAAAGTCGGCGATAAAAAAGACGCTAACAAAGTAATGTTAGTTACTGAGTTAGAACGTGAAACTGAAAAAGATAGAGATACAGAAGCTACATTTGATGGCTCAGTTAACTCTGGTGGTACATTAGAATCTACTGTAACAATCAATTGCTACATGGACCAAAAAGATACATTATGTGATGAAATCGAAGACGCAACAGAAGATGATACACCATATGAATTATGGGTAATCAATAAGCGAGTTCAAAATAGTGAAGGTAAATACAAAGCTGAATATAGACAAGGTTACTGGAATAGTATCACTCGTACTAATGAAGCAGACGGTATTGCTGAATTCGAAACAGAATTTGGCGTTTATCTTAAAAAACAACGTGGTTATGCTACATTACCGCAAGCAATCGAAGCAAACAAAGCTGCTTATGGCTTCCACGATACTATTGCAGCTGATCCAGCAGATGATGGTTTGGCTGAAAGTATTCCACAACCAACAGAAGCTGAAACTGTATAAACATGAGGGGAATATCCCCTCTTTTTTATTTGCGCAAATAAAAAAATAAGTGAGGTATTTAATTTATGCACATTAATTTTAAAGATAAAGAATTAGAATTATCATTCGGGTTAGGTTTTTTAAACAAAATTGATAAAGAATTAGAATTAGAAGTAGAACAAATGACAATCGGTCAGGGTTTAAACATGTTAGTACCTAACCTACAAAACGGAAATATTGTTGCATTATCTAAAGTGATTAAATCAGCAACTGCTCATCATAAAAAGAAACCACAAACTGATGAAGAATTAGAAACGGTTTTAGAAGATATCGCAGAAAACGAAGGTATTGATACTTTTAGTGAACAAATCATCGAAGAATTGGGAAAGAGACCTTTAACCCAAAACCTAGTGCCAGACGAGTACAAACAAGACAAGAAGAAAAGCAAGTAGACGACGACATATTAACGTTTGATAGAGTTGTTGTCGTTTGTATGAGTAAATTGAAGATATACGACTTGCAACGAATAGAAATGATGACGCTTAGAGAGTTTAACTATCGTATGTATGCACTCGAGTATGAACAACTTGATAAAGATATGGATATGTACAAACTTGCTTTTGCTATACGTGATGCTCAAGCGGAGCAGAAAAAACGTGGTGGCAAAAAGGGAGAAACTGAGTATCGTTTTAGAAGTGCTAACGACATCATGGACTATGAGGAAAACGTTAAGCGTCTTAATAGAGGGGAGCCTCTCAAATTCGGCTCAGACTCTAAACAAGAAGTTAATGCACCATCTGATTTGCTTAAATTGATTGCAAGTCATAACAATTCTTTAAGAAAGGAGTGATGACGTGGCAGAAGCGAATTATAGTATTAAAGCGCAGATTGAGGCGAACACACGTAAATTTAAAAGTGCTATCCAATCAGCTAAGAAAGTGGCTCAAAGTTTTAAGAAAACACAAGAGTCAATTAAAGATACTAAATTAGATGGCGACTCATCAGGCGTAATGAAAGCAGTCAAAGCAGCAAGAGATGCCGTAAAAGGCTTTGATAATACTCATGCAGATGCAGAACTTGACGCAGATATTTCTGATGTTAGAGAAAAAGTCGCACAGGCTAAGTCGTTGGTTGAAAAATTCGATGCTTATCGTGGTGATGCAGAGTTAGATGCAGATATATCTAAAGCTACTACAAACATCAAGAAAGTTCAGAAGTATTTGGATATGTATGATAATTCTGATGCAGAAGCAGATGCAGATGTAAATATTAGAAAAGCTATTACGCATATTTCTGAATTGCAACATAACCTAGATAGTATCGACGGTAGCAAGTATTCAGCAACATTAGATGCAGATGCAACTAGAGCAAGAGAACATATTAAAATGGCTAAGAAACAGCTAAATGACTTCGCTCATCAAAAAGCTAAAGCTAATCTTGAAGTTGATAGCGCAGGTGCTATCGCTCACATAAAAGCGTTTAAAGCTATGCTACGTTCTATTCCTAACCGACATCGTACTCGGCTTGATGTAGATGGAAATCCAGCAATAGCTTTTTTCAAACAACTACACAAAGGTTTAGAAGATTACAGTAATTCATTAGATAGCTTAGCAAATGATATTAGATCATTTGGAACAGTGTTTGGGAATATGATTAAAGGTTCGTTACTTTCCAACATTTCGTTACTTGTTCCAGCAATAGCAAGTGTTGTACCCGCTTTAATGGCAGTATTGAACGCATTAGGCGTAGTTGCTGGTGGTGCGTTAGGTGTAGCAGGTGCATTTGGTGTAGCAGGTGCTGGTGTAGTAGCATTTGGCGCTATGGGTATCAGTGCTTTAAAAATGTTGTCTGACGGTACGTTGCAAGCAACTAGAGAAACAGAGCGTTATCAAGCATCATTAGATAGCTTAAAGAGTGCGTGGGCTGGACTTATCCAACAAAACCAAGCACAAATCTTTAATACATTAGCAAACGCTATTGATACTGCTAAAGTTGCGTTAGCTGGGCTTACACCATTCATTAATGGCGTATCTAAAGGAATGGAACAAGCAAGTTCTAAAATGCTTGATTGGGCTAAAAACTCACAAGTAGCACAGAAATTCTTTGAGATGATGGGAACAACTGGTGTTAGGATATTTAACAATATGTTAGATGCTGCTGGCTCGTTTGGTAGTGGGTTGATCAGTGTATTAACACAAATCGCACCATTAGCTGAGTGGGTATCACAAGGCTTCAAGAAAATGGGTCAAGCATTCAATGAATGGTCGCAATCAGTCGAAGGACAAAACGCAATTAAATCATTCATTGAATATACTAAACAGAATTTGCCATTAATAGGTCAGATATTCGGCTCAACGTTTAAAGGTATATTCAACTTAATGAAAGCTTTTGCACCTAACACTCATTTAGTATTACAAGGATTAGCAGATATGGCTAAGCAATTCGAACAATGGAGTTCTACAATTGCAGAAAGCGACGGTTTCAAGAAGTTCATTGAGTACGTTCAAGAGAATGGACCTAAACTTATTCAATTAATAGGTAATATCATCAGTATTCTTATTAATGTTGGTGTAGCTATGGCTCCATTAGCATCTCTAGTATTAAATGTAGCATTAGCCATTACCCATTTTATAAGTAAGTTGACAGAAGCTAGTCCGGTTATTGGTATGATCATAGGGATTGTGGCAACGTTAGCCGGAATATTAATGGCATTAGCACCAGCATTCATTTTTGTAACTCAAGTAATTATCCCCCTTATTACTACATTCGGTGGTTTAAGTGGAATAATTAGCGTTGTTATGAGCGCCATAGAATTTTTAGGTGGCGTACTTACAGCATTATCTGGTCCAGTAGGAATAGTAATAGCAGCAGTTGTAGCAGTGATTGCTGTATTCGTAGCTTTGTGGAAATCATCTGAAGTTGTTAGAGACGCTGTTACAGGTGCATGGAAAGCTATTTCTAGTGCAGTTGGGGAGGCTATTCATGCGGTTATCGGTTTCTTACAAGATTTATGGAATGAAGCACAATCAATATTAGCGCCATTGGTACCAATTTTTAAAAATACATGGGATATTATTGTTAAAGTAGTCGAAACAGCAGTTAAATTATTAACACCTATGGTATCTCAAGCATTTAATACAATGGTTAATGTTATTAAAGTAGCGTGGGAAGTTATTAAAGCGATAGTAAAAATAGCTATGGAAGTCATTCTTGGCACGATTACTGCGTTACTTCAAATCTTAGCTGGTGATTGGTCTGGTGCATGGGAAACTATATCAAAAGTCGGCGCAGATATTTGGCAAGCCATTGTAGATATGGCTAAAAATATTTGGCAAATTTTAGGAGATTATTTACAACAAACATGGCAAAATATTGTGAACGGCTTTTCTCAAATATTTGAACCATTAATCAGTCTGGCTAGTCAAATTTGGCAAGCAATCGTTAACGCAGTATTAACAGTAGTTGTTCAATTGGGTGTATTCCTAATGAATTTATGGACTTCTATTGTTACAACTGCACAAACAATCTGGACTACTTTAGTCACAGTGGCTTCCACAATTTGGCAAATGATCGTTACTACAATCGTTACAGTAGTTCAAACGCTAGGTGTGTTCCTATCAACAATTTGGACTAGCATTGTGACGGTAGCTACAACGATTTGGACGACTTTAGTCACAGTTGCGCAAACGATCTGGACTATGTTAGTTACGGTAATTACAACAGTAGTCCAAAGTATAGTAACTTTCGTTCAAGCTGGTTGGACTTTACTTTTGACAGTGACAAGTACAATTATGTCTGCAATTTCTGCATTCATAAGCGCTATTTGGTCGTCGATAGTTAGTATTATCACTTCAATCGTATCAAGTATAATTGCGTTTGTATCATCTGGTTGGTCAACGCTAATGAGTATAACTTCATCAATCATGAGTGCCATTTCTAGCTTGATTTCAAGTATTTGGTCATCAATCGTTAGCTTTATTACTAACGCGGTATCAAGAGCAGTAAGCTTTGTGTCGAGCGGCTTTTCTAATATGCTTAGCGCGGTTGGTTCTGCTATGTCTGGAATTGTAAGTGCAGTAATAAGTGGTATGTCAAATGTTGTTAGTTCTGTAAGAAGTGGCGTATCAAATGCAGTAAGTGCTGCGCGTAGTTTTATAGGTCATATGGTTTCTGTTGGTCGTGATTTAATCATGGGACTTATTAATGGTATTAAAGCAATGGCAGGACAAGTTGCATCTGCTGCAAAAAATGTAGTAATGGGTGCAGTTAACGCTGCTAAAAGTGCTTTACACATCGGTTCACCTTCTAAGTTATTTAAACAATATGGTGTATGGACTATGGAAGGTTTAGGCATCGGAATTAATAAAGAAGGTAAAAATGTTATCAGTGGCATGGGTAGCATGGCTAATAGTATTACAGACGCGTTTAATAGTAATTTAGCAATTCCAGATATAACTGCCAACATGAAGAAAGTAAACGCTAATATGAACGCTCAAGTACAACATACACACAACATCAAAACAAACCCGTCACAACGTGTTGTTCGCATTGAAATGGGCGTTGACAATGATGCTCTAACAACTATCGTCAACGAACAAAACGCTAATCGTGACGCTACATTTACATTCTAGGAGGTCGTTCAATGGATTTAGAAATTAAAAAACAAAACGGACAACGATATACATTGGGCGACTTTGGTTTTGTCGTCGATGATGTAATTATCGAAAGTATGGAAATTGAAGATAACTACGAAACAAAAGAGAATACGAGTGGTCGTATTCTTTTAAGTAGTCAGTATCGTAAACGTAAGATAAACGTTAAGTGTCATGTAAATTCTACAAAGTTAAACGATAACGCAAGATTAAGGGACGAGTTCTATAACTTAACTAATTCCACTGAAGAAGTGTGGATAAGAGAGTTAAGAAGAAGCGTCCCTTTAAATTATCGCTTTATTGAGCCATTAGAAGATGATTATCAAGAAATAAGCGAGTATAACAATCTCGTACTAGATCATGAAGAATTTAACGATAATTATTATGTAAATGGTAAACGTTATAAAGTTAAAAACGCTGACGTTATCGTGCCAGAAGAAAAGGGTAAGAAGATTAGTTTTGAATTAGTATTTGAAACAACTGAATTGCCATTCGCTGAAAGTATCGGCACTTCAATTGACCTAGAGAAACGACCAGATAAAGAGTTATGGTCGAATGATATGCTTATTCCATTCGACGAACAAGATGGTTCACGTATCTACTCGTTTACTAATATTTGGAATAACGCCATTTATTATCATGGCACAGCAGATAACGACCAATTCAATATGTATAAGAAAGTGACAATAATTCTAGGTGAAGATACAGAAAACTTTGTGTTCACTATGACTCATTCAGATGTTATGACTATTCGTAACGTTAAGATGAAAAAAGGTGACAAGATTGAATACGACGGTGTACAAACTTTCAAAAATGGTACGCCGTTAAGTTACGAAGTATCTGGATCACAACCGAAGTTCCGTCATGGTTGGAATGAGTTTGAATTTAATCAACAAGTAAAGTCGGTTAAGTTCGATATGAAATTTTATTACAAGTAGGTGTTGCAAATTGCCAATATTAATAAGTCCAAAGCGTGGTCGTGGCAAGTTTGTCAATACCACCACCAACTGGACGGATAAAAACAGTTCAGAAGCAGTATTACAGTTTGAATTACTAGAAGATGCTTACAATTATGAAGTAGTAAGAGCAATAGATAAGCGTTGGAGTGTTTCAAGAGTTGAAGGACCGGACGACGAAAAAGAATACTTAGTATTTTTAATTGACCGTCAAGCGCATGGTACTAAACAACGTGTGACGGTCTCTTGTCGTTATAAGCCAATAGATACTATTAAACGACGTAGAATCTATGCACCTATTAATGGTAGTTTTACCGCTAAGAAATTCTTAGATATAGCCTTTGGTCCTACCGACTTAGAATATAAAGTAACTGAAGATAAGCTACCTTCATCAGACTTTGAAAACGCTGGCGAAGGTGAAACTGTTGAAGAACTTATCAAAAAAGCTATGTCGCATTGGGATTTAGAGTTTTACATTGACTTTGATAAGAAAACTAAAAAATACACATTTGTATTTACGCCTTACAATCAAAAAGAAGTCGATTACATCATAGACGATGAAATCAACGCAAATAATATCAAAGTTGAAGAAGATACCGGCGATATGGCAACATACTGTGTTGGTTATGGCGATTATACAGATGAACAGGGTGTTACTGGTGCTGGTTTGATTATGAAATTTGAACACCCGGATATGAAAGACATTGGAAAATATGAAGCAGAACCTATTAAAGATGGTCGTATTAAAGACGAAGAATTAATGAAGGCCAAGTTACAAAAGGTTATAGATGACTCAGTCAAACGTTCGATCAGCTTAGACTTTATCGTCTTAAAAAAATACTATCCAAATGCTAATCCTAGAGTTGGCGACTTAGTTAAGATACGTAATTCTGTATTAGGACTAAATGAGATAGTACGCATCGTTGAAGTTAAGACAAAACGAGATATAAACAACGAAATCGTTAAACAAGAGGTAGTATTAGGTGAATACAGACGTTATGACAGGTATATGAATCGTATCAATGTTGCAGCTAATACTATCGGTGGATTAGGTGGTGGCGCATTTGTTAGAGATTACCGTTCAACAAGTGCAAAAACATCAAGCGTCTTAGCTACAACAATAGAGATGAGAAACGAAGGTAATGCTTCTACTGATAAAGCTGGTTTAATGTCGCCAGAAGATAAGAAAAAACTAGATTCTATCGACGCATCGGCAAAACTGACTGCTAAAAAAACAGACGGCACTGTTATAGATTTAAGTGATAAAGAATTATACATTGATGAAAATGGAAATCTAAAAATTAAGGAGGTCAGCGATAATGCGTAAGACGATTTATACAAGTCTTGAAACAATATTTGGCGCTAGACACGTAAGGGAATTAGAACTTAACTTCATCGCTTTTCGTGACATGGTAACTTACGTGGAAGATCAATTACATCGACATAATTTTGTTGATAACGAAGCGCACCAATCACATCAAATCAAACATACATTTGCTGACGGTTCAACAAGAAGTGTAAAAGACTCTATAAACTGGCTAGATGCTAGAATGAGAGCATTTTTAGTACCTACGCTAGCTAACGACCAACAAGAAATTATTGACGCAAGAGCAAGTATAGACGGTAAAGTATCTAAAACATTAGGTGATAGATTAGGACGTGATTTTAACTTAATCAGAAATGATTTAGATAAAGAGTTGAACGTTGCAGCTGATAGTTCATATTTATGGACTCCACCTTATATTAAAGGTGCAATGAGTGGTGAAAATGAGACGCCATTACACAATGAGCCTACTGAAAATTTAAAAGTCTTTTATGATAAGTTTGTCGATAATGAGTATTGTCGTAAAACTTATATTGGAAAGGACCAGTCGGGAGAATACAGTGTTTACTCATATACATTTGAGCCACAACATTATTCTAAAACGCTATTATTAACATCTTGTATTCATGGTAACGAGTACAGTGCGTTTTATGCCAACTCTAGATTTTTAGACTTAGTTGTAAACAAATGGCATACTGACCCTCATCTAGCTTATATACGCAAAAATGTGCGTATTGTATGTGTTCCAATTGTTAATCCACATGGCTTTGCTAATGATAATCGAGAAAATTCTAATAACGTAGACCTTAATCGTAACTTTGATTACAACTGGAAAGCTGGAAAAGGTACTGATCCAACTGGTAAAAACTTTAAAGGTAAAGCACCATTTAGTGAACAAGAATCAAAAAACATGAAAAAGCTAGTTGAAGGACTTAATCATATTACTGCGCATGTTGATTGTCATAACATTGTTTCTCAAGTATCAGATTATTGTTTATTCTATCCAAGATTTTCTAATCAAGACCACAATATTATGACTCAATTCATGCAAGATGTGAGTAATCATGGAGATTTAGTTACTTGGGGATCTAGTACATTGTCATCATTCTCTAACTGGGTAGGTATTAAGAAAAACATCACTTCTTATCTGCCAGAAATTTATGAAGGGCGTGCCGGTAAACCACGTGGTGCAGAAGAAATGTGGCGTAGTGTTAATTTCTTAGGTAATATCATTATCCGATTAATGCAAACAAATACAAGCGGGCAAGGCAGAACGTCGAACGAAGCTTTTGCTAAAACGTTTGTATATAGTGACAGATACAACAATAAAGGCGTTCAAACATTTAGTTTGCAAGCTACTGATAAATATCAACGAATGTTAATGACGCAACAACGTTTTAACATTACAGCTAACGGCATTGTTGAAATGAATGGTTCTATCACGGTAGAAGTTGATAGAGATACAACATTTGGCGTAAATCCAATGGTAGTGCAAAATTACAACCCGTGGAGCAGTAATGATAAATCTGATGAACGTCAATTATTCAAAACTGAACACAAACTTCCAAAAGGTATCCATACAATACCTATCAACGCAATCGCACCAGTTCAGATGTCTAGTGTTACGCCAAGCGATGTAAATCGATCGGCAGAAATTATGTGTCCGGTAGAGGTGAAACGTTCAGCGGGTGTCTGCTATATTAAACAACTTATTCAAAACATTAAATTTATTCCAACAGGCTCGCACAACGCATTTCAAGCCTTTACTTCAACTGGTTACGGTAACCAGAAAGAAAAAACGTTCACTCAAATTTATCCGAATTACGAAAGTGCGTACGATGTTAGAAATGAAATTATTACTAAAAAATAAGGAGGTTAAATTATGAGTTCAATGGATATTGACGGTATTTATAAAAATGCTAAATTAGTTGCTAGTGATACACCTTATTTAAAACCTTTAAGTGATGAACAAATTGTTTTTTATAATTTAGACGTCAATACAGCTATGCTTACATTCCAGTTAAAAAAAGATAAATACCCACTACAAGTCAGTAGGTTAAATAGTGATATTGACTTGTATGTAGAGTCTGAAAACGGTTCTCGCATCACTTTAGCAGTAACTGAATTTGTTGATTCGCTAAATGGTATCATTCGATTTGTTATTGATAGAGATTTTTTAAAGGCTTCTACTGATACGTGGGTTAACGGTCAAGTAAGAGTTAAATCAGTTGGTAGACCAGATACTGTTATTCTTAATGAGTTTTGGTTTTATGTTAAAGATGCATTGATTAATAAAATTGGTGCAGATATTAAAGTAAGATATATTCGTCAAATCGATGATTTAATTGAAGAAGCCGAAAGAAGGTTAATTGCTGCGTCTGCTGGTATTGAAAATGTTGAAAATATTCAATTGAGTTTTAATTCGTTTATCAGTGAACAAAAGCAAGATTTAGAAAAAATTGTAACTGATACTGAAAGAAGAACAAACAGTTTAGTTGATTCGGCACAAAAAGACATCAATTCAGCAATTCAAAATATGCGCGATGAAGCCGATACTATCCGAAAAAATCTAAGTGATGAAACAGCTGGTGCAGTAACTAAACCAGATTTAGACACTACACTTTCTAACTATGTAACTACGGTTGATTTTAACAACGCTTTAAACAATAAAGCAGATAAAGGTCAAGTAGCACCGTCGAACTTACCAGATAATTTTAATGAACTAATCAATCAAGCAGTCACAAATAGAATTAGCGAGTTAAATCAAAATAAAACATTATTTAATGATAACGGTGAATTGTATGAAATTAATAATCCGGACTTATCGACAATGGACTTCGTTGATAAATCTGGATATTTTTATGCTATCGGTCCACTTCATACACCTGACGGCAATGACACAGAAGGTATGTTACAAATCTTAGCTTATGGTAATTACACAAAGGTTATTTACTCTCCTAATGAAACAAACGCTATTTACCTTCGTTCAAAATTAAATCAAGTTGGAAACAACTGGACTGATTGGCTCAATATTGGCAGCGAAGTAGAGATTGGTACAAATGATAGTTACACAGAAGAAAGTGACATAGATACTTCAATAGATAGTACAGAAACAACTTAATAGAAAGAAGGTGCTAATTATTGAAATACAATTTTAACGAAGTAATTAACTTTATACTTTTATTAGGGTTAGGCGCTTTTACTTTTGCGAGAGGTTTCTTTTTCACAAAAGAGCAAGATGCAGTTTTAAATGATAGCGATTTTTATATCGCATTACATCACATAATGCCTATTTGGGTTTGGGGCATAATTATTATGATTGCTAGCATTATTTTAGGAGCTTCATCATTCTTTTTGCCTAGACAAAAAACAAACAATACTTGCAATTGGTTACTACTAATAGGTGGTACTAGTTGTTCGGCATTGTATTTTTTTATGACATCAGCAAGTATATATAACGCTATTAATTGGCTTTCAACAATTCAATTCAGTATCTTATCAGCAGTCTGTTTTGCAGTTAGTTTTATCGGGGGTGCTGATATCTATGACAGAAAATAAACATGTTACTTATGAAGAGTGGCGTATTTCAAGAGAGGACATCTTAGAAAAGATAAAAGCTGGCGACGATGAGAATATGAAACATATAAATGAATTGAAAGAGAAAATTGTCGAAGGTAACATTTATCAAAAACAGTCTATCGAAGTCCAAAAAGATACGAACGAACAAATGAAACAACTCAATGATACAAATTCTAAACAGTGGGATGCGATTAAGGAAATTAAGTTTGTAGTCAAAACTCACGAAGAAGATATTGAAAAATTAGAAGGTACAATTTCAGAAAAACAAAAAAATAGTGTGCAAATATCAGTTGCTTTAATAACAACAGTTGGTGGTATCATCGGCGGTGCAATTGGATTAGCACAATATATGTTTTAAGTCGATACATGCGTGTATCGACTTTTTATTATACAAAAAAAGAAGGTGGATAAATGGCAATTTTACCTTCAAGTGGCAAACCTACAGCTTCGCAAGTAGCAAGTTGGGCTAAATGGATGGCTAATAATCGGCGTGGTGTCAATATAGATGGAAGGTATGGGTATCAGTGTTAATTCTAGCACCTTTAACGAGCAATCGTTATAGCAAACTCCTCTAATTCATGGGAACTCCTAACGTAAAGGCGAGGACAATCATGAGCGAAGCCTAGCAATAGGAACGTGCAACGACTAGTCGAAAGACGTACACTTAAGCGAGTGGAAACGGGGAGCAACCTTGCAGGTTGATGATATAGTCTGAACATTCATAGAAATATGAAGAAGGTAACAAGTAGCGAATGTTATCGTAACAAAATTGTGGGACTTACCTAACTACATCTTTGAAAGATATTGGGGGTTTAGAACATGGGGTAATGCGAATGCTATGGCAAGACGTGCTAACTATCCAAATACTTCATGGAAAATATATGCAAACACACCCTCATTTATTCCGAAACCCGGAGACGTAGCTGTTTGGACTTATGGATGGGCAGGACATACTGCAATTGTTGTTGGTCCAAGTGATAAAAAACATTTTCGTTGCGTTGATCAAAACTGGTATGGAGCAAACCAATACAGAGGTTCAGTCGCTGCATATGTAAACCATGATTATAGTGGTAGAGGCGGAAGTCTTTATTTCGTCAGACCTCCATATAAATCAGAGCCTAAGAAACCTACTCCAAAACCGACAGAGCCAGATAAACCTAAAGATACGAACACAACTACACCAACTACTAAACCAGAAGAAAAAGAAACAAAAACGGTAGTTAAAGAAGTTAAAGAAGTTAAGTTTACGGTAGATGATGTAGAAACAAACTTCCCTGCGTTTATTCCTCACAGAATAGCAAAAGGTAAAGACAGAGGTCGTTCCCCTAAAAAAGTGTTAATACGTGACGCTGGAACAATGTGTAGTGTACTTGATTTATATACAACTAGACGCAAATACATTAGAACATCTGAGTTACCACATTACTACATCGATAGAAATTACATTTGGCAACCAAGATATGAGCAAATCGAAGTACCAAGCGCACCAGATTGTCTAGTTATTGAAGTTTGTGGCGACTACTCAGATAGTAAAAATGATTTCATTTTAAACGAAATACATGCAATGATTTATCTAATTGGTCGTATGAAGTTTCATAGCATTCCAATGAAACAGTCATCGTTCATAATTGAAAGTGAATATTGGCGCACTATTTTAGAACATGGCGCTTGGGACACAGTAACTAAAGGTCAGCCAAGTAAAAAAGTTGAAGATAAGACAATAGAGGCATTAATCAATCTATATCAAAATAGAGAAAAATTACTGAATGACATTCCTTCTGATAAAGTAAGCAAGCGCAAAATCAAAGTGGAAGTGTCTAAAGATGACGAAACGACATCAACAAGTAACGATAAACCTAAAGACACAAACACATCAACAAGCAAGACAACTAGCGTTAAGAAAAAACAACCTACTGTTACAGTTGTTTATAGTAAATACACCTACAATAATGCGTTAAACATTCAAATGGCTAGAGCGCCACAAGTTAACTATGGTAGTGGTTGGTATAATGCTAGTCGAAGTGCTACATCGGCAGCTATGAATAATGCAAAAATATGGAATAACAGCAAAATGCGTTACCAAATGCTTAATTTAGGTAAATATCAAGGTATTCCAGTTAGTAAGCTAAATAAAATCTTAAGAGGCAAAGGAACATTATCCGGACAGGGTCAAGCCTTTGCAGACGGTTGTAAAAAATACAACATTAATGAGATTTATTTAATCTCACATGCATTTTTAGAAAGTGGATATGGTACTTCAAACTTTGCAAGTGGTCGTTATGGTGCATATAACTATTTCGGTATAGGTGCTTATGATAATAACCCTAATTATGCTATGACGTTAGCTAAAAGTTATGGTTGGACTACGCCAGCTAAAGCAATTATCGGTGGCGCTAAGTTTGTCAGACGAGGTTATATCAATAACGGTCAACAAACCCTTTACCGTATGCGTTGGAATCCGCAATCACCGGGAAATCATCAATATGCAACAGATATTAACTGGTGTAAGCATCAAGCGAACACTATTTATAACTTATACTCACAAATCGGTATGAAAGGCGAATACTTCATACGAGATAGATATAAATCTTAAATCACAGGACTATGTGCTGACAGCATGTAGTCCTAATTTATTGAAAGAGGTGTCTTAATGACGATATATAAAAATAAGGATATTGAAACTAATGTTAATGAAAGAAGTGTTGATTTAGGAAACATTAATGTAACTTTATATCCTAACGATCAAGGGACTGCATCTTTTAGAATTTATTTGAAAAAAGAAGTAAGATATTCCAATCAAACTATTTTAGAACCGATTGATTTGGTAAAAGCTAAAATGGACCCAAGAGTCGATTTATTAACAAGAGACGGTTCGACATTTACAAAAGAACCGATTGATATTATCGACGCAGAAAACGGAGTTATACAGTATGTGGTAAGACCTAGAATATTAAAACATAGTGGTCAGATAGATGTTTCGATTACGTTAGAAAACGAATCAACTAAGTCAGAAGTTGCTAATTTTTACTTTTTTGTTAAAGAAGATAAAGTTACTCAAAGTATTGGTAGAGAAATTAGTCCTGAAACCATTAAAGACATCGTCAAAAGTGTTATGTCTGAAAATTTGATGGGGCAATTAAG